CGCGCCGGTCGAAAACGATTGCGCCAACTTCGCTTTGAAATGCCATTTCACCGGGCCGGGGTAATCCTTCACCCCGCAAAACGTCGTCTGTTCGACGGGTTTGTTTTCCGGTTCTATGGACACTTCCAAACCGAGACACGACAGGTTCGCCCCGCCAATCTCCACGTACGCGTCGGTCATTATGACCGGCGTTGCGTCGGGTTCGACGGGGTCCGCCCGCGCCGCGGGTTGGCGGTCGATTACGTCACTCATATTTTGTTTCTCCTTCCTACATTCGGATTTCGACGGTGAGGTCCCCGGCCAACAATTCGGAACCGGCAATGTTCAACCGACGCCAATTCCCCTGTTCGATTACGCGGCAATGCTTCGCCACCCCCGACAACGACGGGTCGGCGTTCAACGCCACTTTGGCGTCGTGCAACATGGCGTCGCACCGGTCGACTTCGTTCGCGCCCGTCACCGCGGCAACGACCAGGTTGGCCGCGTCGACGGCGAACGACGGTTGGTCGTACATGACCATTCGGACATAGCCGACGACATAGGCGGGCGGGTTCAATGTTTCGGGCGGTTGGGCGAACACCGACACGACCGGGTCCAACTCCGAGAGAATGGACACGACCGCCGCCGCCGCCTCCGACCGGGACCATGTCACCCGAACACCACGGGGGATACCTGTCCGTACAACGCCTCCACGCGGGGGTCGAGCTTCCCGACGCGCATTGCGCCCGCGTCGCCCCACGCAATCGTCCCGTCGGTCGAATCACGGGCGCGGTAAAGGCGGGCCGAATCCATCGTGGCCGCTAGGAACACGTTGTCCGGTACGTCGTTGGCGTCGACCTCCCATTGGTGCGACGTCCGATTGACGCCGTACGTAATGGCCGCGGCCCGGGCCATGTCGATAACCGCGTCCTCCGTGGCGTCGGGTTGCATACGCAACCACGACCGCACGTCGGACAGGGTCGGCCATGTACCCGAACCGCGACCCGACGGCATTACTTCGCCGCCGGTTCCTTCGACGCCTTTCCGGCGTTCCCGTTCCCGTTGGCGTTCGGGTCCGCGGCGGTCGGGAGGGTTCCGGCGACCGTGAGGGGGACGAACGCGCCGGGGAAGGTGTGACCGTTGGCGAGGTACCCGCCGTACGCCACTTCGACACCGAGTATGGACGGTTCGATAACCGACAACAGTCCAATGACGTCCTCATACGCCTCGAAGAGTGACGACGGCCCGACGATGCACGTCCCGTCGGAGAACATGGGGACCACGATTCGGGGGAGCCCCAACACGTCCCCGCGGAACGACGCCAACGACGACGCACCCGCCGCCGTGTCGTTGTCGCCGTCCTGCGTCATAACGACGCGTTGCACGTCGACCAACGACCCCAACGCCGCCCATACGTCGAGCGAACACCAAACCCGGTCGGGCATACGTTTCCCGGCGTTGTACGACCGCATTGCCGCGGTGTAAAGGGCGGTCGTCCATTCGCCCAACGTGGGCGCGGCACCCGCGGCACCGACCACGACGGGCGTACCGCCCGCCTCCGCGGTGAATTTGTCCGCCACCGCACCTTCGGTTTCGACGGCGTACACGTCGGCCAGGTCCGTAACCAAAATGTCCCACGCCGACGGCGAGGTCCAATCAATGTCCTGGCGCGAAATGTCGACCGACCCGCCGTACGTTTCCTTCGTGAACGGGATTTGGACAATGGACATTTTCCGCGACGGGAGCGGGGTTTTCTCGCCGGCCTGCTTCCCGACCTGTACGTGTTGCGCAATGGACGGTCGCGAGAACGTCGTACCGGGAATGTTCCCCAACGGACGCGTCCCGCCCAACGACGTGATTAGGGGGCGGTTGGCGTCAATGACATTGACGACCGCGCCGACGATTGGCGACGGGAGCAAACCCGCCGTGTCCGCCGTCGTTTGGTCCGCCCGCGTTTGGTACGCCTGCGCCATGCGCGCCAATGCGGCGTCGTCACGTACGCCCCGTTCCATGATCCCGTGACCGCGTAGGTAGTCGACCACGAATTCCCCCGGCGTCCGATACGGACACGTCCGGTCCATACCGCCCGCGCCACGGGCCGGGACTACGTCGGCGCGGGGAAGGGACCGACCGACCGCGTCGTCCGCGGCGCGTAGGTCCTCATACGCGGCGAGGGGTGCAATCTGTTCGTCCAACTCCGCGATACGGGCGCGGCATCCCTCGAGTATTCCGCGTTCCGCTTCGGACAGGTCCCGGTCGGACACCTGTTCCAAAATCGCGTCCATCGTTGCAATTTGCTCCGCGCGTGCGGCGCGGAACCGTTCCAATACTGCGTTCATGTCGTTTACCTCGCATCCTTTTCCGTAGACACTTCGGGGCCAACGGGATGCAAGGCGTACGGGTGGGCGGGTCCTGGTCGCCGGTTAGACGCCGCGTGGCGGGAACGCCCGACCGGGAACCGGGGATCGGCCCGAACCGACCGCGGTCCTATCGCGCCGCGGACTTTAGCCGTTCCACGTCCGCCCGCCACGCATCCACCAACGCGGTACGGCGGGCGTGGACCTGTTGGGACCGTTGTTCCACGTCGAATTCGGACCGGACCAACGTCACCCCGGCGGTTTCAAATACGGGGGTCGGGGTCATGGACACTTCCAACAAACGGGATTCGACCCGAACCACTTTGTCCTTGTGTTCGATGCCGAGGTCGGGGTCCCAATCTTCGACGTACGTCCAATCGGACCGTTTGGGCATGAACCCGACCGACAACCCGACCAGGTCGCCCGACGCCGCCGCGTCCGCCGCCCGGTCCGCCTCCGGTGACGCGTTCAACTTCCATATGCCGCGCAACCCGTCGTCGTGTCGCCACTCTTCGGCGTGTCCAATGGGGAACGACCGGTTTTCGTGGAACAACAACAACGGGGCCCGTTTCCCCGACCCGGCGTTGGTCGACACTTTGAAACTGTCTTGCGCGTGCATTTCCGCGAACCACGACAACTCGCCCCATTCGTCGTACGGGACGGCGCGCCCCTCGAGGTACCGCGCCGGTCGGCCCGACACTTCCACGTCGCGCAATTGCAGGGCGGTCGAATAGGCGCGTACTTCGGGCGCGGTGGTCATGGCGCGTTACCTCCGGTGTCGTCGGGTACGGGTGCGGGCGGGGGCGGGGGCGCGGCAAACTCGCCTGCGAGGGGGTCGGGGGGAAGGTCCATTAGCTGTCGCCCTTCGGCGTCGGTAATCAATCCCGCCCCGTACGCCGATACCGCCGCATTGGTCGACGTCGCCAAATCTTCGCGGAGTAGGTGGGACCGGTCGAACCGGACCCGTTGTCCTCGCACCAACCACGCGTCGGACCAACACTCTTCAAAATCGACCATGACCGGTTCCAACGACGTTCGCAAAATCTGTTGGTACTGCGGTCCCGCCGTGCGGTACGTCATACCGGCGACCGGCGCGCCCAACCAATACCCGTCGAGGTTGAACATGTTCGCCACGTCGATAAGGGACAACCGCCTAGCTTCGGACAATTGCGTGTCCGACGGTGACCACGCGAGGGGTTGGACGACGGTCCCGTTGGGGAGTATGACCGGTTCACGCACGGGACCGGAGAATTTGTCCATCCACGCGCCCTTAGCTTCGTCGGCCACTTCCTGCGTCAACGTCGCCTGCGGGGTAATGACCGCGATGGACGGGACCGCCCCGTCGGACAATGCGCCCCGTTCGTATTCCTCTTCCATCGCGACCCGGTCCAACGTGGACACGTACTCTTCGACCACGCCGACGCCCCGCATGGGGTACCACCGGTCAATCCCGCGGCGGACGTGTATCACGTCGTCGAGCGGGAGGGGTTGGCCGAGGTAGTAATACGATTCGTCGCCCGTGTACGGGTCGTACGCGAGGTACACGTACGGAATCGGCAGGTACCGCACGGCGAGGGGCCACCCGTCGACCCCACGGGCCACGACCAACGACACCGCGTTCCCGTTCAACAAATAATCTTCCACGCTTACTTGCACGAACCACGCCCCGCCGCGCCCGACCTGCGGGCGTTCGCAAATGCGCGGCGTCGGTAGTTGCGTGGTCCCGCGGAACACGTCGCGGTTGCATTGTTTCATTAGACCGGCGTAGAGCTGAATGGCGCGACCGACGGCGGGGACCCGGCGCGCCGACGTGGCGTCGTACACGTAGGGGCCCGGCATCCCGAACGGGGTCATACCGGGCGGGGGGATTTTGATACCACCCCCCTGTCGTATCAATGGGCGACCCGAAACGGTTGGGGACGCGACGACGACCATTGGTCCCCAACGCTACGTCCGCCCCTGCGCCGTGTCAGGTATCGACCGCCACGCGAACGGTTTGCCGGCCTTCTACCCCCCGAATTTTCGGAGTGGTGACCAACCGTCGGACCGCGCCGCGCGCCCGCATTTGATACGACGCGCGCGTGGTTTCAACTATCGACGACGTCCCCGCATAGACCCGACCGCGCCGCCGTGGCGGGAACGGACGGCGGGTCGGACCCGACCCGGTGTACCACGGGTCGACCGTCGAGCGGAGTAGGACAACGCCGCCCGGTGCGTGCGCGCCCGTTGGCGTTCGGAAATCCCGGCCCGTCGTGCCTGTCCCTTCGTCGGGACCGGGTAACGCCAATTCGACCGCGGACCGGAGTGGTACACGAACGCCGAACGGGGTAGGGCGTTGCGTTGTCGTGCGGTTAGGGCCATGAGGTCCCCCCTTCGTTGGACACCCCCGGCATACCATGACGGCGACGCCCCCTAGGGCGTGCGGGGGACCGGTCGGGACCTCTTCACATTT